AAAATCAGCTCAATTATATCTGTATATAGTTCAATTAATTCAAGCAAACACAAATAAAGTATTTTCTACCTGTATCATAGCACTTATACCTCATAAACTAGATTTAATTATAGTTGTTGAGTTAGAGCTTGTTCAATCCCATTCATAATAATTTCACGCAGCAGTTCAAATAGCTAGTTGTCATCAAACTACCTCCATACAAGTTATGTTTTCATTTTCAGGTAATGTAAAAGCTTGATCAGTAAAAACCCAGTTAGTTCTATCTGTTGGGTCAGACGCTCAGTCTAATTCTGCGATTATATTTCAATCACTTATATAAAGGCGGTTATTAAATATCTTAAAATAATGTTTACCCGCACTTACTCAATTTACAAAAGCATTTGTTCAACTTCACCAAGTAGGATTATCAACAAACCCTCATAAAATAGTAGTATCATCACTAATTCATAATTCATCAACAGAAGCATAAATTAAATAATCTTGGTAAGTTATTATATCATTATTATCTCAAGCATTAGTATTTGTATGTAATAATGTCCAAGTTGTTCAGGTGCTATTATACCAAATTTCTTCATCTTCATTTCATGCTATAATCTCTCAGCCAAAAGTTGTAAATGATAAAACATCAGTAGTCATACTTGTAGTGGTATCTGCTTCAAGTGCTTTGTTTATTTGTGCTACTCCGTCTTCTTTCCAAATATCAAATCATGACATATCAGAAAACCCCTTGCTTCCTTGTGCTGTTGTATCGTTTATTATTCAAGATGAAAAGTCATCTATACTAAGTAGTTGTTTTGACATTTTTGTGTTTTTTAGATGATAATAATACTTTCATATCTGATAATATTTTTTCTTCCTTGTCTTTTAATTCTTTTTCTTTTAAATCTAGTATATATTTTTTAGATTCTAACCTATCAAATCTTATTCTCTGATCTTCTTTTATTTTCTTATCTTTTTTTATAACTTCGTTTATTTGTTTATCAATAGCTTTTTTATATTCTTTTCTTTTTTTATACCGGTTATCAAACTCACTTTTTTTAATATTTATAATATCTTGCTTTTTTTCTATTTTATCTTCCTCTTTTTTTAAATTCTTATCTTTGCTTATTAATTTCCTATCTTTACTGTCGAGTATCTTTTCAAATTTTTGTAATCTCATAGTAATATTGTCTAGTTTTTTGTTTTTTAAATGGATTTCTTGTTCTTTTATGTCTAATTTAACTTTTAATTTATTTACTTGTTTTTCTTTAGTATTAAGTTGTTTGACAAAGTCTTTGTTTTCGTTTCTAATATCAACACGATTATTATGTTGCTCTTCTTTTATAAGTTCTATAATTTCTTTTAATTCTTTTTCAGCTTCTTTCTTCTTAAAACTAGCTTCATTATATAATGAATTAAGTTCAATAGTTTCTTTTTTCATATCTTCTATTTGCTTTACTAGAGTATGGTAAGTCATATCTAGGCTTTTAAATTTTTTCATAAAAAAAAGGATATTTAACTAATATCCTTATTATATATATTAATGAGTATTTTTCAAGTCTTGAATTAATTGTGCCTTATTTTTCTTTTTTCAATCAATACTTAATGATATTTCTCTTTTTTTACAAAGTTCTTTTGCTTCATCCATTGTTAGTTGATTATATTCTATAAATTCTTTCCCCATAATCTTGTCTACAATCTTTCCAACTTCTTTATTATAGTTTAATTTTTTTAAAGTACAATATTTTCTAGCCATATGTAAAGAGCAGTGTTCAGCTAAATAATAAGCGTGTGTTTGAGTTTCTCATTTCTTTATTGTATAATCCTTTCAATCCCATTTAAAGTCAAAGTCTTCATTAAGTATATTGCTAATAACTTGAGGTTTTTCTCTCATTAGTTTTAATTCTCTTTCATCCATTATATAATAATTAATAAGTAAATATGGAGGCTAATATAAAGCCATAATAGAGAGCCGAAGCCCTCTAATAATTAAGCATCATTTCAAGTTGCTCTAGCTATTGCAACTGAATATTCACATTCAGCAGTTTGGGCTGTTGCAGTTGTTACGGCAACAGTTCAAGTAGCTCATAATACAACAGATTTAACTATTGCATCAGAATCTCCAACAGGAACGATTCAGATTACTTTCCCTCCTACTACATCTGGATCAGCAGCAGTTGTGATAGTTGTTCAAGCAGCCGCAATAGTTGCAGTTACTATTTTAATACCCCCTGGTATATCTTGTGTAGATCATTTATATAGCATAATTTCTAAAATTAAATAATAAATTAATTAAGCAGTTATATCATCCATATAACCATTTCTTATAGGATTTTTACAAATCAAGTTACCCATTAATAGGATTTGACTCATAAACCCATATTGGTCAATAGATTTTTGCATTGGTGTCAAGTGGAACCCAAAAGTTTTTTCAACATTTGTGTCGTATTGTCATTCTATTTCATTTGATTTAATAGAAATTGGAGTAGTACCTGGTAAACCATCAACAGTAGCAAACTCCCAAGTTTTAGTATTTAAGAAGAAAATGTGCTCAGTAGTACATGCTTCATCAGCTATAATTGGTATTCCTTTATAGAAAAGAGAAGTAAACCCAGCTTCACCAGCTAAACCACTTACGGCAGTTTTAATTAATGAATTACTAGAATCACTTGCATTTCTTTGGTTGTTAGTTGCTGTAAATAATGCAGCAATAAAATCATAAATTGCCTCAGTTGTTAAGATTAAATCAACTTTTTGATTACCTGAATTACAACTTCTAAGCATTGAGTCCATTGCGGCAAAAGTTATAGTTGTAGTAGTAGTATCATAATTACCTTTAATAGTTGTGTAAGTAGCTCTTGAAAGACCACCATAAGTAGCAACATTAGTACCATCATCACAACCAGCAACTAGTCCTAAAAAGTCTTTGTTACTATTTCCTGTACCATCTCAATATAAAAGAGTTCCGATATCTTCAGCCATTTCTTGCGAAGCTTCTTCACCTTTTTGGATTTGTAAGTCTCTAACAGATTCTTTAGTTTTAGATAAAGCTAATTCATCACCAGGTAAAACTATTGGTTGGTAGTAACTTCTTGGAGAAAATACCATTTTTTGCGTAGTGTTTACTTGGTTAGTGTTAAATCTATCCAAACCTGAGAAAGAACCTCAATTATTTGCTTTAGTTGTTTTTACAACTATTCTTTTTACATCAGATGTGAATTTTGATTTTCTGTACCCAACATGATTTGAGTAATTAGGTTAGCTTTTAAAACAGTATCCACTATTTTAGGAGCTATTTGATCCTTTGTATTATTTTGTAAATCTAATCAGAAAGCCATAATATTTTAATTAAAAAACTAAGTTTATTTTAAGTCTAAGTCATACCATCAAGTTCAAGTTACAAATCAAGTTTGTTTTCATCAAGAGCTCCTATTAGATTTGTTTCATTGAGCTGCTTTTAATTTCGCAACCCTTTTAGCTTCTTGTGTTGCCCCTTTTTCTTTGTTCTTATCTAATTGTTGATATAAATCATAGGCTTTTTCTATATCTCAGCCTGTATATTTTTCTGCTAATGACAGTAGTTTATTTTCGTCAAATTCATGTCAAGCGTCTTTAATATCAGCCAAAGATTCCTCAATGTATCTATCAGCCTCAGCCTTTTCTTTTTCAGAAATTTCTTGCTTAAGCTTCATTTCCTTTTCTAACTCTTTTCTAGAATGTTCTTGAATCTCTTTAGGAGTCATTTTGTTAAGATCATCATCAGTTAATGGTTTAGATTCAAGTTTTGTTATTCTTTCTAACATTTCTTGTTTTTCTTTTTCCCAAGTTTTTTTTGATTCTCTCAATTCTTTATTCTCTTTTAGTTTTTCTTTCCATCTAGGATGTTTATGAAAAGGAGTATTTTTATCTGATTTATCTTCTGACTCAACCTCAGTTTTATCTTCAGTTTTATCTTCAGTTTTATCAGATTCTTTTGAAGTGTCTACTTTATCTTCTTCAGTAGTAGCGACCCCTTCAGCGTCCTTAGTTTCCACTTCACTTTTGTCAGTAACCGAATCTGACTTGTCTAAAGTTTCCTCATTATCAAATCTTGAGAAGTAACTTTCGACACTTGCGTCTATTTCCATAATTTATTGTTATAACGATAAAATACAGTTTAAAGACTTAATTACGATTGGTCTGTTAATAATATATTAATTTTGCTGTATTTGTCAAGCACCTAATTGTTCTATTTGTGCTTGAAATGTATCTTTTGTCTTTTGTTTACTCTCAATGTCTGCTTCTTCTTTCAATACTTCTTGTTGTGCTTTTTGTGCTTTAACTTGTTCTAGTTCTAGCTCTTTTGCTGCTTCCTCTGCATCTTCTATTCACATCATTTCAAAAGCTCTTCTTCTAGTTATTAAGTTTCCTCATAATAATTCAAGTGCTTGAGCTTTTAAAGCATTAGGATCATCTGGTACAGTACTTCAAGGTCTAACTAGAATTTTCATTCAGTCAGCTACATCTTCTCTTTTAGCTTCTAAAAAATCTCAAGCAGAGTCTTTTCATATAACAGGAATTAATTGAGGTTTATCATAAAACACTTTTATTAAATGTAAGAAAGCATTATATAATTCTTCTGAAACCTCCTCTATTGCTCTACCAATAGTAGCTTGTCTGTCTTCGTCTCATTCTCTTAATGCTTCTCTGGCTCTTCAAGACTCTCAAGCTCAAGCTTGTCTTTCTCATCTAGTAGTAGAATGTATACCAAAAATATTATCTATTGAATTTCTACTATCTTGCAAATCATTTTGTATAAAAGCAGGTAAAGGTGAAGCTTGTATATAATCTATACTTTGATCATCTCCTAAGTTTACTCAGTCTCAAGCTGATAAATTATTGTCTGCGTCGTCTGCTTGGTCTTTTGTCATTCCTTTATATTGTCTAATAGGATTTCAAGCCTTATCTGCGTTATCTGCTATTTGTCTTTTTCTATCGTTTATATTATCTTGTAAGCTTTTACATAATTCTAAACAACTTGTATCATCTATTATATTTTCTCATATATTATATATTGAAAATCTTATATAAGGTTTTTTAGGTCTATTAAATACATTAAATTTAGTGGTTTGTTCCATTTCTTTTCACATCTCATTATATGATTCTTCTGTTTCTCATGCATAATCAAATAAAGGATTTTTCTTTTTGTCTAAAATAATTCTTGATCATATAGAAACTACAACAAATTCATCAGTCCGCCATTCTATATATGTTATCTTAGTTCACATCTTACCACTTACCTCTTCTT